ACTTACAAGCTCAACGACGCTGGCGAGTTTGTGGAGGCGCAGGCATGAACGCGCGCCCCTTCGAGGACTCGCGCATGGGCCGGAGCCTGTTCGCGCTGATCGTGATCGCCGGCCTGATCGTGGTCGGGTTCCGGTTCTATTCCGTGATGAATGGGGGTGCGCTGTGAACGCGCCGAAAGATGGCGGGTCGGCATTTCCGCGCACTGGCTTCGAGTGCGACACGCATACGGTCAGCCAATACGACACGCAGCCGCTCGATGGCATGACGCTGCGCGACTACTTCGCCGCGAAGGCATTGGCTGGCCCAGCGGTGGTCAACGATAGCGGTTGTATCCGCACGCCATCTGAAACGGCACTCATCGCCTACCAACTGGCGGACGCCATGCTCGCCGCACGGGAGCGCACGCCATGAACTTGAACACCTCTACCGCGTCCGCTCCGGTGGACGATACCGAAGCCGAATACTTCGACCGTCGCCGCGACGAATTGACCGCCGACGAAGCGTTCACCGAAGCCCTGTTGCGCGAGTTCAAGGATGAGCTTGTTGAACTGGTGACGGACAACATCAAGGAATCGGCGCTGCCGGAATACGTGGCCCGCCTGCACAAGAAAGTGCTTGCGAGCATGGACGCGACGATCCAGCGCGAGATTGACAACAACGCCGAAGCCGAGCGCGACGACGAACGGATGTGCGATCCGGCGGAGATTGCCGCTGCGCGCGAATACCACCGCGAATGCCGGGAGGATCGGCAATGTCTGAGCTAACTCTTTCCGGCTTTGTGGCCGAAAACACCGAAGGCCGCGTGGCGCTGGTGAAACGCCTGTGCCGCGATTTGGAACTCGCCGTGCAAGCTGCGCTGGCAAATCACGGCGCGTGGCGCGATGCCCTGACGCACCTGGGCGACGCCGATCAATCGAATCTCGCGTTTTACACCATGCGCGGAGACGAATGCGCCGCCGGCAAGGTGTTGCACGCCGCGCTGGAAAAGATCGTGAAGGAACGCGCCAGCGAAGAGGCCAAGGAAATCTATTACCAGCGGTATGGGATTGACCTGGACGAGGAGCCGGCATGAACGCCCAATACGGCTTCATCCCCGGTCGCAAGGTGGGCCGCGTCCCGCACGTGCCATCGGCGGAAGAGGTCAACATCCGCGTCCGCGCGCAATCGTTGCTCACGGTAAACGGTCGGCTTGGCCCACTGCTCCCGACTCGCGACGCAAAGCGCGTGATCGCAATGGCCGAATCCGGCCATAAGCCGCGCGTCACCGTCCCCGCAAATGTGCAGCCATCCGCGCACGTGTCCGATCCCCCTATCGGATGCGATCCCCTGAACCGTGCCGCACGGTCGGATGGCAGCGGCGACTATTCCGAAGGAGAGGCAGCATGAACGCCGGTAACCAAGTGGTGCAATACCAGCCCGCCGTCGAAAACTACGGCACGCGTTCCCTGACCGCCGCGGATGTTCGCGCGCAGGTGAATCTGATGCAGGACGTGATGCTGGAAGTGATGAAGGACGATACCCACTTCGGGATCATCCCCGGCACTAAGAAGCGCAGCCTCTACAAGGCGGGCGCGGAAAAGATCATGTCTACCTTCCGGCTTGCGGCCGATCCGGAAGTGACCGACCTGAGCCGCGATGGCGAGATTCACTATCGCGTCAAGGTTTCCATCCTTTCCGCATCCGGGGCGTTTCTCGGCGCGGGCATTGGCGAGTGCAGCAGCGGCGAGGACAAGTATTCCTGGCGCGTAGCCGTGTGCGACGAAGAGTTTGACGACACGCCCGAAAACCGCCGCAGGATCAAGTATTCCAAATACCAAGGTCGCGTCGAGAAAAAGAAACAGGTTCGCACCAATCCCGCCGACGTATCTAACACGATCCTGAAGATGGCGAAGAAGCGCGGCCTGATTGACGGCGTGCTAACCGTTACCGCCGCCTCCGACCTGTTCACCCAGGACATCGAGGATCTGCCGCCAGAAGTGGCGGCGGAAATCGAGAACGCGCACCGCGTCAGTCCGGCCGCATCAGCAGTGCAGCACACCATCCCGCCGGATAGTCCGGAGCGCGACGCGGCCAAGAAAGAGGCCGACGATGTTTCCGCGCTAGGCGTCGAATCCTTCCGGACTATGTGGGGCAAGTGGCCCAAGGAGAAACGGGCATTGGTTGCCGACCTGATCCCACGGTTCCAGGCGCAAGCCGAGAAAACCGATGCCGAGCGGGAGACGGCAAATGATTGATCAGCGCAGCGAGGAATGGTTTGCAGAGCGCGCCGGAAAGATCACCGCATCCCGTATGCATGACGTGATGCTTCCGCGCGAACGCGAGCCGTTCAAGTCAGGGCCGCGCAAAGGACAGCCCAAGTTGCCGCCCAAGGCGCTGCTGGACTACGCCAGGCAACTGGCCGCAGAGCGCCTCACGAGCCGCCCACGCAAGCAGGTGAAGGCTGCGGCGCTCCAATGGGGGCGGGATGTGGAACCGGCGGCGGTCGCGGCTTACCAAGCCGAAACCGGCGTGATCGTGACCTTGTGCGGATTCATCCAGCACCCGCGACACGACTTCATCGGCGCATCCCCCGACTTCCTTGTTGGGGATGATGGCGGTGGGGAAATCAAGTCGCCAGAATCATCCGAAGTGCATCTGGATACGCTGCTCTGCGGTCTACCGCCAGAGCATATCGAACAGATTCAGGGCGGCATGTGGGTAACAGGTCGCGCATGGTGGGATTTTGTAAGTTATCACCCCGACTTTCCCGCCGACTTGCGCTTGTACATCCAGCGCGTCCCCCGCGATGAATCCTATATCGAGCAATTGGAAATGGCGTGTCTCGCGCTCGAATACGACATCCAAGAAATCATCACCCAACTACAGCAAAAGGTCGCCTGACATGGCCATGAAGAAGATAAAAGACGCGGTTTACTCTGGTGAGAAGTACACCGACCGCGAAGGCAATGAGAAGACCCGACACATAAACATCGGCGGGTTGTTTGAGCGCGACGATGGGAGCCTGACGGCCAAGATCGAGTCCATCCCGGTCGGCTTCAACGGTTGGGTCAACTTCTACGAGCCACGCGCCAAGGATGGCGAGCAACCGCAGCGGCGCGAGCGTCCGCAACGTGGGGCGACACCTGCGCCGGCAAATGATCCGGGCGGCTTCGAGGATGACGACATCCCGTTTTAGCGAACAGCGGCGATGCAGCGGGTGAAGTTCCGGTTGAGCGCAGAGTTAGCCGAACAGGACACCACGATGAACGATGACACGAAGGCCATGGTTGCAATAGCGGCCCTGAACAAGATGTTTGAGAGCGGCCATTTCAGCATTTGCACCATCGACAGCGTGGCGCAGATGCTCGGCGTGATACCCGAGAGCGAAGCCTACGAAACGTTGCGGCCTTTGCATTGCGTAGACTGGCAGAAGATGCCGAAAGCACTGCGCGATCGGGTGCCTGGGCTGATACAGCAAGCGTTGCTGGGAGACGAGAAATTCCGCTTCGAGCTTGCGCCACGCGACCAGTCGCGCGCATTGCAAGTAATAGACGCATCCCCGCACACGCGACGACCTTTGTTGAAGCGCGTGTTCGGCTAACACCCGAATTTAGTTGCGCGAGTGAGCGCAGCGAATGAGCGTCAACTGGAATGAGAAGTTAGGTTGCAAATTGAGCGGAATGCGTGGGAACAACGGTGACACGCCAGTCGTTAGATGCACCAGTACAAGATGGAGTGAGGCTTGGATGGTCGAGAAGCATCCCCCGGAGATCACCGCCGGGCCGCTCAACCAACTTGGAGTTGAAGATGAGATTGCAAGACCTCGACACAGTTGAACGAAAGGACTTGATGCCATTGCCAGAAGTGAAGTCGCAAAGACCACCAGCGGTTGGATATTGCATGGGATCGATATTTTGCCAGTACAAAGGAACCAATTGCTTTCAGTGGTGGGCAAACAGGAGTGCTGGTTTTTGGTCGCCATATGGCGAGGTACTGACAGGTCTGCAACCTAACAACCAAATTTAGCGGCGCGCGCAGCGCGTCCGCTGGAATGCAGAGTTCGCCGCCACTCCGAGAGCGGCGCCATGAAACGAGGATACAACGTGAACACCGAAACCGAGATTGAACAGGAAATCCAGGACAAGGGCCTGAATGCGCCGCGCCTGACCCCCGAGAAGATCGACGCGACCATTGCCGACGAAGCCTACTACGTGTTTCCCGGTACGACGCTGACGGTGTGCTGCCTGACGTTGCGCAACGGCTACACGGTTGTGGGCGAGAGCGCAGCCGCAAGCCCCGCGAACTTCGACGAAGCGCTTGGCCGCAAGATTGCCCGCCAGCATGCCCGCGACAAGATTTGGGCACTGGAAGGCTACGCATTGCGCGAGAAGCTGGCCGCGTGAATACCTGGCTGCCACGGATGGCGGCTAACTTGTAATTCGACCGCAGAGTGAGGTGTAACACCGCCCTTAGGCGTGTTATGCGGCATGGAGAATGAGATGAGCGAGATGACATTGGAACAGGTGCGCGATCAATTGCGCGAATGGGGGGAAGTGGATCATTCTCCCCTGTGCGTAAATTGCGTGTTTTGGGCCGACGCCATAGACGCCGCCCTGCAATCACGACGGCTGCGAATATTGCGGCGGCGATGACGTGCAGCCTAACACCCGAATTTAGCCGACCGAACGCAGTGAGGTTCGGCTGGGATGAGAAGTTAGCCTGAAAGGAAAACGAAGATGGACAACGAGCGCAGCCATTGGGAGATTCGGGGAAGCCTACCGCCAAATCCGGAGGACAAGAATCCATACAGGAAAAACGTGATTGCCCACGTAGTTTCCTCCACCGCACGACGCGCCTTGGACTTGTTCGAGTCGAAGTACCCGACCGCGACCACACATAGCATCCACAAGCAAGGCCCGATCGACTACATAGACGTGCAGCCTAACACCCAAGCTAACCGGACGAACCCGCAAGGGTGAAGTTCCGGTTGAGCGCAGAGTTAGGTTGAAAGGAGAAACATGGAACGCATTGTGACCGACTCACTTGGCTTTGCCCTGACCGTGCAGATTGACGTGCGAGAGATGGACGGGCGAGGCCAGCACAAGACATATGAGCAGGACGGCGACGTGGCCGCCGATGCGCTGCACACGATCGCGATAAGCCCTGAAATGGGCGGCGGCGAATTGGTGGAGGTTGCTGCGCATGAGGCGTACCACCTTTTCTACGCAGTTCGCGGCCACATCACGGTTGATGAAGAAACGCAGGCCACGGTGTTTGGGCAACTGGTGAAACGGATCGTGACCATCGCAACCATTTCCGAAAAACCTAACGGTTGAGTTGTGCGGCGCGAGCCGCAGGCGAGCGTCCGAACGGACGAAGAGTTAGGCTCGTGGAGACAGCGATGAAAGTGAAATACGGGAAAGGCAAAACCGAATACGGCCCCGGCGTCGATGTTGTGCTGACCGGCGCCGAGGTTGCCACCGCGATTGACAGCTACTTGATGGCTCACGGAATTGTGGTGCGCGGGCCGCGCACGGTCACAGTGAACGGTGAGCTTTGCAAGTGCGGACGAGTTTACGTGGACCCATCCGGCTTTGTGGTGGCAGGCGGCGAAAGGCTGTCTGGTAGAGGGCCTAACTACCAGTAGACCTCGCATGCGGGGTGTAAAACCGGGGTGTAACACCTTAAGTCCGCGTTAATTCAAATCTCACACCCAAACGAATCATTATCTTGCGCGCATTTAGCACCCCGGCCATTGCCAATTATTCCGCGCGAGCGGCGAGTTTCAGGAGGATGAATGACTAACGACCTTTCCGCCCTTCCGCAGCCGGTGCGGGAGGCGGTTGAACTTTTCGATATTGATGCCGAAAAGGGCACCCGATACACGCGGCACGATGATTGGCAAATCATCCGCGCCGAACTGCTGCAATTGGCGAATGAGAGATGGGCTGTGGTGGCAACACGCAATGCGGCTATCCAGCGTGCCGAACGCGCCGAGTCCGAACTGGCCGCGCTGAGGAAGCGGGTGGCGGGTACGGTTGCCGAGATTGATTCCGCGCTTAACGGAGAGCGACCAGCGTGACCGAGCGCGACCCTTGGCTTTCGCCGGAAGCGGTGGTGTTGAAAGATGCCATTGGCAAGATGGCGGCGCTCATGGAAGGCGACCGTTGGCTTTCAGCGGACGGTTGCGCGGCATACTTTGGCAACATCAAGCGGCGCACGTTTCTGGAAAAGATCGCCTGCCAGCCGGATTTCCCGGCCCCGGCGCGGATTGCAGGCGCGGGCAGGTTGTGGCGCAAGTCCGACCTTGACGCCTATGCTGAAGCGCACAAGCTCAGTCGAGTGGCGTAGTGGATGAGGAAACGAGCATGAACAAATGGCGAGTCCAGTACAACAATGACACTGCGCAGGGCGATGAATTTTATTGGTCTTGGTGGGAAGTTACCGACGATGCCCGCACCTTCAAATCCAGTTCCGAAGATGACGCGCAGTGGCTGTGCGATATACTGAACGAACACGCCAGCTAATCCAGCCGTGTAGCCAATTCCTGCGCGCTGGTTCGGTAGTAAATAAGCAGGCTTTTCAAGTCCCGGTGGCCGATGATCCGGGCGAGCTCAAGCACGTCGAAATTCTTCGATAGACGCCAGATCGCCTCAGCCCGCGAATCGTGGAAGTGCAGGTTTGCGATGCCCGTGGTCGCCCGCGCTTCCCTGAACTTCACGTCGCGCACCGCGTCGGTCAGGTTGAACACGTGCCCCGGCAGCGTCTCCAGAATCTCCACTGCGCGCTTCGACAGCGGCACGTCCCGAGCCTCGCCATTCTTTGACTTGGGCAGGTGGACGTAGCGTTCCGTCAGGTGGACGTGTTCCGGGGTGAGCGCCAGCATCTCGCCCGAGCGCATGGCCGTCTCCAGGGCGAGCAGGAAGGCAAGCCCCGTGCGCTGCATGGCCGTGGCCGCGCGCAGCCCGTCAGCAAGCCCACAGGCGCGTGTGATCGCGGTGATCTCATCCGCCGTGATCCGGCGCTTGCGCGAGTCCGGTGAGCGTGGCCGGCGCACGTCCCGCATCGGGTTCACCCGCAGCCACCCCCATTCCTTGCGGGCGATCTCTATCACGGAGCAGAGCAGGTTCATTTCCCGCCGCACGGAGCTGCCTGCAACGCGCTGCAAGCGCCGGTCGCGGTAGGCGGCGATATCGGACGGGGCGAGTGTCGCCACGCCGCACAGGGCAATAGGATCGGCCTCAAACTGCCGTAGCCGCACGATCTCCCACCGCTCGCCGCCCTTGCTGGGGGAAACTTCCCGGGCATACTTGCGGAACGCCTCGCTCATTGTGGCATAGGGGAGTTTGCCGCCGCCAAGCTGCGCCCGCTGCTCCAGCATCCACGCGGACGCCTGGGCCTTGGTCTCGAACGTGCCGGAAACGCGACGCCCGTGGATCAGCGCGCGAACCCGCCACTTGCCTCCCCTGCGTTCGAAATTCGGCATGCCCGCGATCTTGGGCAAATTCCTGGGCAAATGGTAGTAGCTGGAAAGGGGGCGATAGGGGGCTTTATGGGGATTCCCTGCAACGCCGGAATGGCTCAACGGCGCGGGATATGGCCTGAAAGCGCGTCCCTGCGCGATGCGTCAAAAATGCCATGTGGTGCCCAAGAGGGGACCCTAACCCGCACGCGGGATGCGGCTTGCGCGAGAATTGGGCAAATCGGCTGCCACTCACTTTACAATCCGGCGCGACTGTAAAGCTGTCGGCGCGGGGATGGAAAGCGTGTAGGCGCAGGCCTACTAATTCGCTACCAATCCGCGTCGAATTAGTAGCTACGGCAACGCCCACCGCGCGCGCCAGTAGCGGCGGAAAGCGCGTCTCATCAACCGATGGGCGGCAATACTGGCGGCATCAGCCGATAGACGATATGGCAGAGGATTGCCGACGCAAGCCAATGGCGTAGGGTTTCGCAATACACATCTCGCGCCGGAACCTTGTAATAGCCCTTCATGACCGTGCCTCCTTTCTTTGTGTGATTCATTTCTGCAACGCCCGTATGCCGTCCACCTGTGCGGCGCAGGCGATCAGCGCGGTGCTGTCGTGGATGTACGCGGCAAGCACGCTACCCACGGTCTGCAATGCCTGCTCGCGCGGCGTCGGCTTGGCGCACGGTGCGGTGAAACGCGCATCCAGCGGCATGTACTGCGTACGCGTCACGATCACCGGCTTAGCCGGGGCCACCCTCACCGGCGGCGCGCACGCTTGCAGGCAAAGGAGTATCGAGCAAAGTAGCAGTAGCCGGATCATGTTTGCGGGCCTCTTTCAGTTTCACGGCGAAGTCATCGGAACGCGCGATGGCGGCTTGTGCGGTATCGCGCATCACGGATAGCTGCCATTCGCTTTT